GTAGATGATTTTAATGATATTTTAGACACCTAGGAAGCTTGAAAGATGCTAAAAATAAAGAATAAAAAATAGAAGTAGTGTTTCTTTAAATCCTTTTGTATATATATTTAGCAGCACTATTTTAATAGTTCTTAATAACTAAGTGTTTTGTATTAATTTCATCACCAATGCGACCATCATATAGTTTAAATCTATAATTTTTATCATATTCATCAACAATATAATCTTTATATAGTTCTTGAATAAAAGTGGTTTTTCCAATTACCATAAGACATTTTATTTTTGTCTCCTTAAATAATTTGGCTAGTTTTTCTTGTTCTTTTTTTCCAAATTGACAATATCCGTAGTCAGTAAACTCACTATCATATGGTGGATCTAAAAACATAAAGTTGTTTTCATCATTATAATTTTCAAAAATATATTCAAAGCTTTTACATAATATTTGTGTTCTTGATAATAAAATTTCGTAATCTTTATTATTTAAAGCTTCATAATTAATAGTTTTATAACGCCCAAATGGAATATTAAATTTGCCATTTTTATTATATCTTAGCATTCCTCTGAAACAAGTTTTTCTTTGATAATAAAATCTTTGTGCATTTGTAAGAGTATTATTAATAATCATGTTATCTCTCACGTTATAATACGTTTCTTCATTATTAGGAGTTTGTTGCATAAATTTATATATTTCATTTGATTTACCTTGTCCAATTATACTATATAAATCAATTAATTCACTATGTACATCACTAATAACTGCGTTTTTTGGATTTGAATAAAAATATAAGGCACCACCACCAATAAATGGTTCCAAATAAATATTATAAATAGAGGGAATATGATGTTCAAAATATTTAATTTCGTCTGCTTTGCCCCCACTCCATTTAATAATAGGTTTCAAATGAATAGTATTAACTTCTTTAACTTCTTTAACTTCTTTAACTTCTTTAACTTCTTTAACTTCTTTAACTTCTTTAACTTCTTTAACTTCTTTAACTTCTTTAACTTCTTTAACTTCTTTAACTTCTTGTAATAATGTAATAATCTCATTTTTATTTTTTTTAGTATATCCTTTAATATTTAATTGTTTGCATAAAGTAATTAATTCTTTACAAGTTTTTTCTTTATAATCCATTATAATTTTTATATTATAATAGTAACATTATAATATAATTTCAATTTTTATATTTATTTCTTTTTATAAAAAAAAGTTTATTTATAATCCTTTATTAATCCCTTATTAATTATACATTCCATAGGGAATGTTATCTGTTATTCCTTTATTAATTAGGTTGCATATAATCTCTCGTGTTAAAATACACGGAAAACTAATTTTATTTTTCAATTTTAGCCCTTCATTATTTTCAAATAAATTTATGTCAGGTTTCATTAACCTATATAAATTTAACTTTTTATAAATAATTTCCAAACAGCGTTTCAGATTGCGTACACCATCTTCTTTTTCTGTAAAATCAGTAATAATATATTCTAACAAGTCATCATTAAAGACAATAGAAGCGTTGTCAAATTTAATTTCTTCTCTAATTTTTGGTAATAAATGTTCTTTTGCAATAATGAGTTTTTCTTTGGTCTTATATCCTTTTGTCTCAATTTTATACATACGGTCTTTTAACACATTATTTACAGCATTTTCATCATTATAACTGAATATAAAGAGTGCTTTTGACATATCAATACTAATTTCTGAAAAATATTTATCACTAAACTTACTATTTTGAGTGCTATCTGTTAAATGAGTTAATACACCCGTGACTTCTTGTCCTTTGAACGAATCACTTAATTTATCTAACTCATCAAATAAAATAACTGGATTCATACAACCACATTGAATCAATATATCAATAATTTTTCCATATTTACTTCCTTCATATGTATAATCAAAACCATCTAAAAATCCACCATCTCCGCAACCGCCTAATGCGACAAGCGCAAATGGTCTATTCAAAATTTTACTGATGCCTTCTTTAATTAGTGTTGTTTTACCTGTACCAGGCGGACCTTTAATAGCAATAGCACAACCAATTGCATTGGGATTTACTAACCACAATCCAACCATTTGCATAATCTGGATTTTTGCATCTTCAAGCCCATATACAACACTATCTAATTGCTTTTTTGTATATTCCATAAAGTCATGACATTTTTCAATACCGTCGGCAAAACTAATAGGCAAGTTATTATATTTATTAAAAGGTATTTTTAAAAATGCATCTACCCAAGACTTAATTTTATAAAATTCGCTATTACCAAAACCACCACCCATAGAACGCATAGTATTTATTTTTCGTAATGCGCACGCTTTATATTCATCAGGAATATCAAGGTCTACTAAATGTAACAAATATGGTTTATCTATTTTTGTTAAATTTTGTAACTCTTGCATTTTTTCAATCACTCTTTCTTGCTCTTTTTTTGACAAACACTTTTTAAAATAGTCTGATTCTTTATCTTCATTGTATAAAATCTTATCAAATATTTTATAATTTTTATTGGAAATATGTGGTAAAGTGGGAACTAGTGTTTCATCAAATTTTTCTTCTTTTTCTTCTTTTCCTTCTTTTCCTTCTTTTCCTTTACATGTTTTACATTTTTTATATTTTTTATCATACTCATCTTCGTAATCATCTTCGTCTTCGTAATCATCTTCATCTTCATCTTCATCTTCATCTTCATCTTCATCTTCATCTTCATCTTCATCTTCATCTTCATCATCATCATCATCATCATCATATTCTTCGTATTTATCTTTATTATTCATATTTATAATAATATTTGTATGTTTACTGTTAGTGTTTCTATTTTTAACAAACTTGTGTTTTTTATTACTATTACTATTCTTTTTCTTATTAATTATTTTATATAAGTTTAACCGATTGTTCTTGTTGTTTGATTGTAAAAACATAGCGTTTCTTAAAATAAATTTTTTAAAAATGTTATCATCTTTCATATTTTTATTACTATTAGAAACATCTGCAATTTCGTGCAATACTCTATTATTGCTATATTTTGAAGGATAAAGGGTGTTCAATAATTTATAATACTCTAATTTATTGAAAGTTGTTTTCTTATTACTCAAAGAACTAGATTTATTTGAGTAAACTGATTCGTCTGATTCATCTGATCCGTCTGATCCGTCTGATTCATATGATTCACTAGTTTCACTACTAGATTCACTACTAGATTCATAAATATAGCTCACATCACTAGTATTACTACTAACGTCACTTTCGATGCTATTATTAGAATCAACATATTTTTCCCGTTTAATAGATCCAGTAACCAACCTAGTATTATATTTATGAATAATTGGAGGCATAATATTATACGGAAATAATAAATAATATTTATTCAATTTTATAATAATAATAATGAAAAATCATAAAATAAAAAAATAAAAAAATTATAAAATAAAAAAATTATAAAATTAAAAAATCATAAAATCATAAAATTATAAAAATTAAAAATTCATAAAATTATAAAATTGATTAATAATACAATTTAAATATTATTTAACTATTATAAAAGAATGACAGACTTTGAAAATAAGAGACCATCTAAAATTATAGGCATTCAGTTTAGTATATTAGGTCCACATGAAATTCAAAAAGCGTCTGTCGTAGAAATAACAAATAGAGATACACATATTAATAATAAACCAGTATTGTGTGGATTATTTGATCCACGAATGGGTGTATTAGATCCAGGAATGATTTGTCCAACAGATGGATTAGATTATATTCAAACACCTGGATATTTTGGTCATATTAATTTGTCGCGACCTGTGTATTATATTCAATATTTATCAACTATTATGAAAATTAGTAGATGTATATGTATTAAATGTGGCAAAATTTTAATAGATAAAGAGAAATATAAATATTTATTAAATTTAAATGCTGATGAGCGTTGGAATAAAGTTTTTTCGCTAGCAAGTAAAAAACGGCGATGTGGAGAAGACTCACAAAATGGTTGTGGGTGCTTACAACCAAAATTGAAAAAAGAAGGTTTAGCCACTATTATTGCCGAATGGAATGAAAAAGAAGAAGAATTAAAAGGCTATGAGTTTAAAACTGAAGACGCTAAAATGACAATGAAAATCATTCCAGAATTAATGTTAAAGATTTTCAAAAAAATTTCGGACGAAGATGTTAATTTTATGGGTTTTAGTCCATTATGGTCAAGACCCGAATGGATGATTTGTCAAGTATTAGCAATTCCACCCCCACAAGTAAGACCATCAATTAAACATGATGCACAACAACGCAGTGAAGATGATTTAACTCACATTAGTATTAATATAATTAAAGCAAATAAAACATTACAAGAGAAGCTAGAGCAAAATGCTCCGCCTAATGTTATTGATGATTGGACAACTGTATTACAATATTATGTTGCAACACTGGTCGATAATAAGATTCCGGGTGTTGCAGCAGTAGCCCAACGCTCTGGTCGCCCATTAAAAGCGGTAAAAGAGAGATTAAATGGAAAAACAGGTCGCGTACGTGGTAATTTAATGGGAAAGAGAGTTGATTTTAGTGCGCGGTCAGTGATTACACCTGATCCCAATTTGTCAATTAGCCAACTCGGTGTTCCGCTAAAAATAGCAAAAAACTTAACAAAACCAATATGTGTAACTTTAAAAAATAAAAATTATTTGCATAAATTAGTTTTGAATGGTCCCGATGTATATCCAGGAGCCAAAATTTATGAAAGAAAAAATGGAGACTGTATTAGTTTGCGTTATGTGGATCGCGAATCAATAAATTTAGAACCAGGCGATATTGTTCATCGTCATATGTTGGATGGCGATGCTATTTTATTTAATCGTCAACCAACTCTTCACAGAATGTCTATGATGTGCCATATTGTTAAAGTAATGTATAAAGGTGATACGTTTAGAATGAATGTAGGTGATACAAAACCATATAATGCGGATTTTGATGGCGACGAAATGAATTTACACATGCCTCAAGACGATGAGTCTGAAATAGAATTAAAACATTTAGCTGCAGTAAAATACCATATTGTGAGTCCTGCAAATAATAAACCGATTATTGGTATTTTTCAAGATTCGTTATTAAGCACTTATTTGTTTTCACGAGAAAATATTACTTTTAATTCGCGAGTTGCCATGAACTTATTAGCACATCTTAAAACAATTAACTTAAAAAACATTGATTTTGCCGATGAAAATCAAACAAGTTTCAGTTTATTAAGTCAAATTCTTCCAAATATTACATTAAAATATAAGACAAAACGATTTAATGACACTAGCGATGATTATAATACTTCTAATAATGTATTAGAAATTAACAAAGGAGCCATTGTTCGAGGACATATTGAAAAAAGCGTATTAAGTGATACTACACGTGGCTTAATTCATAGAATATATAATGATTATAATGTTGATGCATGTCGCGATTTTGTTGATAATTTGCAAGATCTTGTAACAGAATACATGAAAAATCATGGTTTTAGTGTTGGAATTAGCGATCTTATTGCAAATAAAGAAACTAATGACAAAATTAATGAAACTATTACTAAGAAAAAAGCAGAAGTAAAAGTATTAATAGATGAAACACATCTTGGTATATTTGATAATAAAACAGGAAGAACAAATGTAATTGAATTTGAAACACGTGTTAATAATATTTTAAATAAAGCATCATTTGAGGCTGGTAAAATTGCCCGTGAAAATTTAAATGACAATAATCGTTTTGTAACAATGGTAAATGCTGGTTCTAAAGGTAGCGATTTAAATATTTCACAAATGATTTCGTGCTTAGGACAACAAAATGTTGATGGAAAACGAATTCCATATGGTTTTGATGATAGAACATTACCTCATTATACTAAATTTAACGATTCACCAAACGCTCGTGGATTTGTAGAAAATTCATTTATAGGTGGTTTGAATCCAGATGAACTATTCTTTCATGCTATGGGTGGTCGTGTTGGTTTAATTGATACTGCATGTAAAACAAGTCAAACCGGCTATATTCAGCGTCGCCTAATTAAAGGTTTAGAAGATCTAATGGTACATTATGATATGACAGTTCGTAACAATAAAAATAAAATAATTCAGTTTAGTTATGGAAATGACAACTTTGACCCAATTAAAGTGGAGTCGCAACCTGTTCCATTTGTTAATATGTCAATTGAAGAAATATACGGACATTATCAGATGCCAAATGATTATTCAAAAGATTCAATATATAGTACATTATATACAAAACAAGCATATAGTAAATTTAAAAAACAAAAACCGGAGCTTGATAAAAAATGTCAATATTACATTAAATTTATATTACAAGCGCGCAATGATGTTATTAGTAAAGTATTTAATGATTTATATAAGCCATCTGTTAATGTACCGGTGTCTTTTACACACATTATTAATAATATTGCAGGAAATCAAGAAGAAAATGTTATAATTGATATTACCCCTCTAGATGCGTTTGAACTTATTGAAAGTAATTTTGATAAACTTAACATGTTAAGTTATTGTAAACCAAATGAATTGTTTAAAGTATTATATTACTATTATTTGACCCCCAAAGAACTATTGATGCATAAACGATTAACACGTAAATCTATTGAACTATTATTGAGTATTATAAATAATTCTTATAAAAAAGCATTAATAGCTCCCGGTGAAATGGTCGGAATGATTGCGGCACAAAGTATTGGAGAACCAACAACACAGCTAACACTAAACACTTTCCATTTTGCTGGTGTTGCTTCCAAATCAAATGTTACTCGTGGTGTCCCTCGTATTGAAGAAATATTATCATTAAGCGACAATCCAAAAAGTTTATCGTGTTCTATTTATTTAAATAAACCAGATAGTTACGATCAAACCAAAGTTAAAGAATATGTATCAAAACTCGAAAATACTAAGCTGCGCTCGATTGTTGAATCAATTCAAATTTGTTTTGACCCAGATGATTTAAATACTTTAATTAGCGAAGATATAGAATTAATGAAAGAATACAATGAGTTCGAAAAACTATTAGATGAATGTAATACTAGTTATAATGATTCGCGGGAAAAATCTAAATGGATAATTCGTGTGGCTTTAAATAAAGTAGAAATGTTAGATAAAAATATTACTATGGATGATGTTCATTTTGCATTAATGAGTAGCTATAATAATTTAACATGCATGTATAATGATTATAATTCTGACAAGTTAATTTTCAGAATTCGCATTAACAAAAATTTGCAAGCACAAAAGAAAAAGAAGAATAAAAGTATTTTAGAATCGCTAGACCAAAGTGATGAAATATATTTACTTAAAAATTTACAAAATGAATTATTAGATAACCTTATTTTACGAGGAGTAAAAAATATTCAAAAAGTAACATTACGTAAAATTAGCGATAACTTTGAAGAAGTAGATACTAAATATGTTAAAAAGGATTTGTGGGTATTAGACACATTAGGAAGTAATTTATTAGATATATTAGCACTTGATTTTGTAGATAAAACACGAACAACATGTAATCATATTATTGAAATATACAACATATTTGGTATTGAAGCTGCTCGACAAAGTATATTTGATGAGTTTTCGGAAGTAATTGAATTTGATAGCACATATATTAACTATCACCATTTAACAATGTTAGCTGATAGAATGACGTGTAATGATAAAATGGTATCCATTTTTCGACATGGTATTAATAATGATGATATTGGTGCAATTGCAAAAGCTTCTTTTGAAGAAACACCAGAAATGTTTTTGAAAGCTGCAAAACACGGTGAATTAGATAATATGAAAGGTGTTTCTGCAAATATTATGTGTGGACAAGAAGGTTATTATGGAACCAGTAGTTTTAAAGTATTAGTAAATAATGATGTTTTAATGTCATTTAAACCAGAAATTAATGAAGACGATGTGTCTAATAAAGAAGAATTGAGCCATGATGCATTATTAAATAAATTAAGAGAAGATTCGAAGGATGAGTGTAATAAAAATAATTTAATAATAGAGTCTTCTATTGCTAGTATTAAAACTAGTAATATGGGAAATAGTGAAGACTATGAATTAGATTTTTAATAACAATTTATCTTATGGTTATAAAGTAATATTTATAACAATAATATTTTTGGGTTTTTAGGCTTTTAGGCTTTTAAGCTAATAAATTTAAGCAACAAATTTTTCACATTTATTTGTTATTTTATTGCGCCGTTGTCCGTTGGGACAGCGTGTTTTTTTTTTGGTTTTGTTTACACCAGTGTTTTGTGGTTCTTCGTTAGGTTCTTCGTTAGGTTCTTCGTTAGGTTCTTCATTTGGTTCTTCGTTAGGTTCTGGTTTTGGTTCTTGTTTTGGTTCTTCGTTTGGTTCTTGTTTTGGTTCTTCGTTTGGTTCTATAGTTGGTTCAATAGCATCCATAGTTTTCTTCAATTTATTATTTCTATATACTGTTCTTGTAGCTTTTGTTATATCATAGTTATATATATAATTATATAAAATATCACTATAAAGTTGTAAATTTTTTTTTAAATCACTATATAATTTATAACTTTGCGAATCTTGCAAATCATTATTTATATTAAAAATAAAAGATTGACTATTAAATATAAGTTTATAATTATGTTTTTTCTCTCTGGAATATATACTTGGTACTTTTAAAAAGTAATAATCATCATTTTTAATATTTACATTACATATAATATATTTTATTTCCGCACTATTTGTGATAGATATATCTATTGGAGTATTACATAATAATATTATTGGTAAATTATATTCTTTGGATAATAAGTATATATCAATAGAAGTCACATAATATTCATCACTAGTTATTAAATCTTCTATTTTTATTGATTCATCTATAACCTTTTGCATAATACTTTTTTTATTATTTTTCAATAATATAAAATATAATTTTTCATTGTATGGGTGTCTATTATATAATTGTATTAATTTATTTTTTAAATCAAGTATAGTCAAACTATCATTTTTAGTATAATGTTTTATAAGCATTAAAATTATTTGATAAGAACATATATTATTTTCTATATCAAACATTAGCTGATAAACTGTTTGCTTAAAATTTGAGTGAATACCTTCTACTATTATATTTTTACTTAAAATGCAATCGTAATTTTTATCAATATATTTATCTAATATTTGAATAGATGCTATATCATTATTATCTTCTTCTACATATTCTATAAAGGTTTTATCATCATTGTCATCATCATCATCCTCATATTTAACCTTTTTTCTCTCTTTCTTGTCTGTCTCTTTCTCATCTTTTTCTTTCTCATCTGTCTCTTTCTCATATGTCTCTTTCTTGTCTGTATCTTTCTTGTATGTCTTTTGTGTTTTATTTTTATGAGTTTGCAAAATATCTATTACGTCTTTTTGCATAGTATTAGCTTTTGGAATAGGTACTATTGTTAATTTTTTCAAATCATTTAATTTTTTACTATCATAATAACCCAAGGTGTCAAATGTTTCATTATAATTATTACTATTTATTCTTGCAACATTGTTAAAATAGTCTAATGTTAATGAAGACTGAAATAATAATAGTTCATTATCTAAAATATTATAACCAGTAGAACCATAACTAAACGTTTGATTGTCTTGAAATATAAATTTTTTAAACTTATTGTATCTTACAAATTCATCTGCTAATCTTGTATAATATAAAATTTCATTGGATTCATTATTTATTAGATTAGTTATTGGTATAATTAAAGAACATACGTCATCATTTTTCATACAATAATTAGTATTACATTCTTCATTATCTAAACATAAAGACATTTCTTTTATTGACTCAAGTATTTTGGCATCATAATTCGCAAAAATTATATAACGTGACCCCACTTCTTTAAGTATATTATAAATTTGTTGTATTTTATCTAAGAAGACTAGTGAATTAGAATTTGTTATTTTTTTTAATACATTTTTATAACTAATATTTTTGTGCATATTTAAAACTTTTTTGAAGGTGTTTTTAAAATTATTGTAAAATAGGGTTTCTAGTTTAATATTATTAATACTAGTAACACGTTCAATATCTTGCTTATTAGACGTTTGTATTAATTTATCTACAAATAAAAAATCTTTACTTTCAATTATTTCTAATTCATCATCATTATTAATTTCTGGATATGAAATCATAACAAATTGGTTTCCCAAAGTCAATATTCCTATTATTGTGTTATCATCTTCAATTTTATATAGTGGTTTACATATAATTTCTTGTTTACTCAAGTTATATATTTTTTCTAATAAATTTTTTGTATTATTATAATCATTATAGTCATCTTCGTCAAGATTATCTATTAATTTATATGGAATATCTGGATATTCTGTTGAAATAGCAGATGGATAACACGGAATAAAGCCATGTTCGTCTGAATTAGTTATTAGTATTCCAATAACTTTATTAGCATAATCAACTATTTGATATGTTATTTCATACTTTAATTTAGTAATAATAGTGATTATTCTATTTAAAGTAATATTTGGTTTAAATTTATATGAACTATTTGATGTTGTATCTATTGTGCTAGCGCTCTTATCTATTGTGCTGGCACATTTATTAATTGCATTTTTTATATTGTATAAAATTATTGTGAAGTTTTTGAAAAAGGGATCTTTATTTATAAAACTAAAAAATTTCGTAATAGAATAACTAACATTGTCATTAATTAAATAAATGGGTTCGTAATTTTCATCATTTTTTATTAATAATAATATTTGTTTTTTTATATCTAAAAATTCACTGCTATAACTTTGTTTTGGACATAATACTTTAACATTGTCTGTATTATCTTCATTTGTTATATCTAAAATAATTAAGTTTAATCCATTTGGAAAAAGTAATGGATTGCTTTTGCATATAATATCCCATAAATATGTATAATTTATTATATTAGAACTATTTAAATAATCTTTAAAATTCTCAAAACTATTTATTATTTTTTTAAGTATAATTATTTGCGAATCATTAGTAGTGAATTGTTTATATAAATTACTAGAATTGTAACTTTCTATGTCAATAGAATCTACTAATTCATTGAAATTCTTTGAAATAAATATGCGTGGTAAATTTCCATTATTGTATTTGATAAAACTATCAATATTAATAGCATTTATAATTATTGTTATCATTTCATTAATACTAATTATTTTTGTATTATTGTTAACCAGTGTACCATAAAGGTCGGCAATGCAAGCAATAAAAGAATGATTTTTACTATTTTCAACACCATAACGTAAAAAGCAAGAATAATTTTTTTTCAGTGTGTTTGGTGTTTTTTTGGTTACGCAATTTTCATTATCAATTTGTAAAAATTTTTGTATTCTAATAGGAAGAAAACCCAGTTTATTTCTCTCTAATGGTTTATCAGGACCCAATATATAATTTAAAAAAAGTTTATCACTTTCATTTGCTACTTGTGTATTTACATCTAAACACTTAGATCGCCTTTTTAATTGTTCTTTAGTTTTTGATATGTTATTATTAAAACAACAAGGTAAACAAAAACCATTTCTGTTGTGTTTATCTTTCAAAAATCCCGGAACATGGTCAACATAATTGCCTTTTTCATCAATATGATGCTTAGAATCTGTAAATTCTAATATTGTACCATTATATGTTCCATCTTTATTTTTTTTTGAAATAAGCTCTCCATATTTTCCACTAGTAACTTCTGCATGCGTTAAACTAGTATTGTGTTGCAAACTCCAATAGCGTGGACATATATAATAATATTTATTATTATCTTGTGTTCCATATTCAAAACTTTCGGTGTAAGAATTTGGATGATTTTCATCTATATATTTTTTCTCTTCTTTTGTCAATATAACAGGTTGTTTTTTAACATTCCAATTACACAATCTGGAATATTCTTCATATAACGAGTTTTTCTCTGTTGCAAATAATTTTGGTTCTCTATTAATTAAACGTTTTAAAATTGGATTGCTCTTTTCAGATTTCTCTTTAAAAACTTCTTTTGTATCATGTTTTTGTTCTGGTTTTACTGTTTTTTCCGCTTCGCCATCATTAGTTTTAAATATTTTTAAATTTGTTTTTTTAGCTCCATCTTCTTGTTCATCTTCTTCTTCTTGTTCATCTTCATCTTCTTCTTTATTGTCTTCTTTATTGTCTTCATCTTCTTCTTTATTGTCTTCATCGTCTTCATTGTCTTTATCTTCATCTTCATCATATTTGTCATAATCATCATCAGCATCATCATCATCGTCATCATCATCATCATCATCATAACCACTCAATTTACTAATTTTGTAATGTTGTTTGATTGGTTTTTTTGTTAATTTAATTTTATTTACAACATCTTGTTTAATAATGTCCTTTTCAACATTTATTTCTTCCATTTTGTCTTCGGCACCTTCTTCGGCACCTTCTTCGGCACCTTCTTCGGCATCTTCTTCATCTTCTTCGTCTTCATCGTCATCATATGTTAAAAGTCCAAATATATTATTGTCATCATCAAATATTTCTTCGTCGTTTTCTAGTAATGCGTTCATTTTCCGATTTATCATTTCGGTAGTTTCAACATCTTTAAATTTAGTTTCTAATAAAGTGTCATCAACCTCTATAGTAGTATTTAATTCTTTCATAATTAATTCTTGGTCACTATTAATCAAATTATATATTGTTTTGGTTATTGAGTCTAAGTAAATGGGTATAAAATCTAAATAGTTAATATTGTCAATATTTTCAACACTAATAGAGAGATTTGAAGCACTTGTTTTTTTAAACAAGGTTTTAAACCCTGGATTATTTTTTATTTGCAGTTTTTTTGAATTAAATGTTGATGTCAATAATTTCAATGAATTATAAACACTGACTAATTTTAACCGAGCATTTTCATCTGTTAAGTTAAAGTTTTCTTGCAATTTTAGCAAAATTACAGAGTCACTATATTCTTGCTTTATTAATTCTAATGTAAACGCTTCTTCGGCATCCATTATATTAAAATTAGAGACGTGTTTATAGCGCAACTCTATTTCATTGTCTTTTTTTGTTATAATATTAAATAACAAATAAATAGCATTACCAATAGCATTAATATTTAAACTTTTTTTTATGTTAATATTGCAACTATAATTGAGAGAATTTATTTGAATATTGCTAGTTTGTAAATTAGTAAATAACTCAATGGAATTAGAAATTACTAACTTTTTAATAAATTTAATAATAGGATTAACACATGTACCTATTAAACTATTTAATAGTTCAAGGCTAATTATTTGTTTTAATCCAATACTAATATTTATTAATCCACTTTCATATAATACAATTAAAAATTCATCAATGTTTTTAGTAAATATATCGTCATTTGAAGTAGCATAAAAACTAATAGTATTTGTTTTCCCCAAACTTTTTGCATGCTTTAAGAGTAATGTTTTACTTAATAATGGTATTTTACTAGTTTTTGAAATATTAGGGCAAAAAATTCTATATATATTTTCTAATTTTTTGCCCGGATTATATTTAATTAATGGATATAATTCTGAACTATGAAACAGCTTAAAAATAGTTTCCAATGAAATAACCGAATCAAGATTATTATTTATATTTAAATTAATAGAATTAACACCCTTATTTTCATAAACTAAGTCTTCTGATACTTCGTTAATTGAATTTAATAAGTTGACCAATTTATTTTTATTAATAAAATTAATATTGCTTAATATAGTGTTGGTTTCTTTAATTAAATTTAATTTTTGCGAATAATAATTTGCATTATTAAGTATATTATTTTTGTATAAAAAACAATAATATAACTTTATAATTGTTTCTTCGTCAATACTAGACTTTTGTTGTTTAAAAAAATCACTTGCTAAACACATATAAAGTGTATTATTGTATATGTCGTATTCAAATAATAAATTTGAATTATTGGTTGTAATATTTTCACTTAACTGTTTTACACTACTACTATTATTATATAAATCATAGTAATCGGGATTTACTATATAATTTGTTTTATTATTTAATACAATTTGACCTATTTGTATATACTCTTTTATAGTAGTCAAAGTAATTTTAGTTAAATCATCATAACTATATATTTCTTTATCCGGATTAGTTGGATCTATTAAACTACTTAATATTATTTCTTTTTCGTAAATATTTGCCAAATATTTAATAATATTTGAATATAATAACTCTATTTTGTTATTATTAGTTAGCATATTAAATAAATTGTGTATATCAAATTTGCGCTCTGTCAAACTATATGTATAGAGTTCTTCAAAACATATTTTTTCATCTTCATTTACATTACTATTATAATGACTTATGAATTTTAATTTAATTGTTTCAATAGTATCATCATAATTAATAACATCGTCAACAAAAATAATTGAACTATTTGCTTCTTTCATAATATTGAAGTCATAGTCATTAAAATCATTACTAAAATATTGTTTATATACATCACTACTTATAAATGTAGTATAATTGTTATAATTTTTGTTAAGTTCTTCTATGCTCGGTATTTTTTCTTTTAATGATGATTTAATAAATAAATATAATAGTCTACTATTTATATAAATTTTAAATATATTTGACATTTATATAAATAGTAGACTATTATTTTATATATATATGATTGTAAATATTATTGTTGCATATTGTAATAATAATGGAATAGGTAAAGACAATAGTCTAGTTTGGAATATTAAAAGTGATATGATTAAATTCAAAAAATTAACAATTGGTAATAATAATAATGCTATTATTATGGGAAAAAATACATTTTTAAGTCTAAATAATGAAAATGGATTGGCAAATAGAGATAATCTAATATTATCTAAATCTTTGTCTATTGATAAATATAATGGAAAATCTCGGGTAAAAAGCTTTGAGACTATGCAATCTCTCGAAGAGTTTGTAAGATTGCAAAATTATGATAAAGTTTGGGTAATTGGAGGAGAGCAAATTTACAAATTATTTTTAGATAATTATAAAAAAGATCAGACTAGTATATATAATATTTCAAAAATATATATAACATATATAAATAAAGATTATGAATGTACTTCATTTTTCCCAGACTTAACACAATATACTAATAAACATAACTTACTTTTTTATAATAAAAAAGTACACAATACTATTAAAAATAATAGTGTTAACGAGGAAATAGATATGGCTTTAAATATATATGATATAGAATATATATTTGTATAAGCATTATATAAGCATTATATAAGCATTATATAAGCATTATATAAGCATTATATAAACATTTATACATCATAATATGGGTTGTCACTAATATTCATACCACAATAACGTGCTGGACTTTTTTTATAATCAATTGGATTATAAATTTTTATTTCTTTAGCTTCACTAATAATAAATTTGAAATTTTGCCAAAACTCCTCATTATGTCCTATAGATTGTGTAGCAATATGACTTACTTCATGTAAAGCAACATACATAAGCGTATTTATATCAATTAAACGACCTTGACTATTTTTTTCTGTATCTAAGCAAAATGCTAGTTTTTCTCCTTTATTTTCACTATAAGCCGTAAATTCGCTTGTTGGTAGTGTTTCGTATATTTTTTTTGGATTATAACCTTTTATTAAACGCTTTACATTACTTTGATTTGGATATTTTTTTGCTAAATGATTCACTAATTTATTTAAATTAATATTTACTTCGGCCAACTTATTTGCTGCTAAATGAATTTTATTACGATCACGAACGCAATATCTATTTCCGTTTATATCTGATATAATACATCTTAAATTAAAGCTATCGCTATTTAAGTATAGTTTAATAGCAATGATAATAATAAATATTATTAACAATAAATGGAGTATATTTTCACTAAATACAGATCCCATTTATATAAAATTTTATAATAATTAGTGTAACTATTATAAAATTTTTTAATATATTTTGTATAATTAGCAAATTAGCAAATTAGCAAAATTACATAAAAAACGCAATTTATTCATTTATTTATGCATTTATTCATTTATTTATGCATTTATTTATCCTATTTCTAACGGTCTTCTAAATGTATCTGTTTCAATTGTAGAAATATTCCATGGACAATTTGTATTTGTTCTGGGATTTGGTGGTTCTGATCTAATTTGCAAATTAGAATTTCTTAAACTTGAACCTTGTGTATTAATTCCAACTAATTGTGTTGGGTTTAATAAGTTAATATTTCTTAAATCGGAACTACTTACAGGATTTAGATTAGACCAATCATTAGCGGAGCTATTTGGTAATAAGTCTGATGGATTAGATATAGCTTTTGTTGATACTAATTGGTTTATTGCGCTTGCACTATCAGCAGAAGTAGCTATTTGCGTATTTGAATTACCGTTATATGGAGCGTATGTTGAGCCGCTATTTGTTATAGATTGCGCAGAAACATTTTCAGCACCTTGGTTGGCTTGGTATGAACCAGGGTTTAATGCTGTCATTGGCAATTGCAATAAATTTTTACCCTCGGAATATTTATAAAAAGCGAATACAACAAACAATAAAGCAATTACTCCTAAAACATGTTCGCCGTTAATCCCTTTCTTAAATTTATTTAAAACTGTCATTTTATATAAAATATACAATAAAAAATTTTCAATAATATTTAATTAATTAAATAAATACATTAAATATAAAACTAAAAAACATTATTATTTATATTCTTCATCACTAGAAGAATCATCAATAGCATTTAAATTATATTTAATTTTTATATTTTTTGCTTCTAAAAATGCTTGGATTGCATTTCTTCTTATTTCTTTTGCTTTTTGTTTTGCTTTATTATATATTTCTAAATAGATAGTGTCATGTGTTTTTATTTCAATTGGATCGCTGTTTATTATTATATTATCTAAATCACAGATTTCAATAATTGGATTATTATCTAAATTGTCTGGCCTAGCTAGTTGTGCTTTTTCTGCCTTTTTTTCTTTGTCTTCTTTTTCTGCTTTTTCTGCCTTTTCTGCCTTTTCTGCCTTTTCTGCCTTTTCTGCGTTTTCTGCTTTGTCTTCTTTTTCTGCTTTTTCTGCTTTTTCTGCTTTTTCTTCTTTTTCTGCTTTTTCTGCTTTGTCTTCATTATTAACTTGTGAATTTATGCTAAATGTAGCTTCGTTTTTTGTTCTAAATATATCTTCTTCTTTTGTGCTAATTAGTGATTCTCTAATTGTGCTAAATACATTTTCGCCATTTACACAAGTTTTTTGGGTTGTTGTATTCAAAGTATCTTCTTCATTTATAGAGCACTCATCTGACTCAGGTTCAGAGAGAGAATCAAAATCATTGGTTCCATCTATATGAGAGCATGTATCATAATCATTATTTAAGTCGTTACTATTATTTAACTCGTTACTATTATTTAACTTATTATTTAGCTCATTATTTAACTTGTCACTAATACAACTATTATCTAACTTGCTAATAGGTTTATTTAATTTAATTAAAATTTGATTTTCAAAATTATCACAAGGATATAATATCATAAATTGGATCAATATTATATCAATTATAAAAGATGATTTAGAAAATTTGATTCCGTTTATATTTATTAATGGTACAATATCATTAACTTTATCATATTCTTCTAAAGTTATTTTTTTTTCATTTTCATCATAAATAATTATTTTATCTTGTTTAATAGAAGTTTTAATCAAAAACTTTTTACCAGATTTGTATGACCGCATAATTGGAACAACATATTCTTGAATGTCTTCATCTGTAATATTTTTAGAATCATAAAACCATAATTCTTTATTTGCACATATTTCTTTAACACAATGACTTTCTAAATTTTCGAAGAATTCTATAACTTGTTTGTTATTGCTAAAAAATTCTAAATCGCAAAAACATTTATTATTATTATTAACAATACCTTGTTTTGTATTACATTTAGGCAATTGAATATATAGATTATTTTTTGTAGCGTTGTTTATTTTACTATAATAATTATTACCACTTATTAGAGATGGATTTTCTAACTTTACTAAATTAAAATCAAAAGCATCTGTTAGTTCATATATTTTGTTATTCATTTAATTAATTTAAGATTATAAAAATGTAATTAAATTTGTGCGCATTAGTATTTAAATATTTAAATTTTTATATTTTAAATACTAAAGGTTGAAATATGGTTATAAAAAATGCATTAGCCAATCAATGTATTAATTTTTTAAAAACAGAAGAAACCAAAAAAGAATTAAAAGAAATATTTACCCCAGTTTTAGAGTATTTTTTGAAAGAAATAAATATATATTTATATTTTTTTATATTTTTCATTTTTACTAGTTTTATTTTACATTTAGGAGTTTTACTCTTATTAATTCGTTATAATATTAAATTAAATAAACAAAATGTTAAATAAACAAAATGTTAAATAAACAAAATGTTAAATAAACAAAAAAAAAAATTAATTATATATTATGTAAAATTTTTATATAATATATTTATATAACAAAATAAATATGAAACACTCAAGAAGACGAAGTGCTAGAAAAAGAAGCAGATATAATAGTGGCGGCTCAACAATGTTAGATTTAATTGTACCAGGTGGTTTATTTGCTGCAACACAATTTGCAAAAGGAAGAAGCAAAAAGCATGTTCGTGGTGCAAACTATCTTGTACAGCAAAATAATAAAAAATCAAGAAGACGTAGACGTAGATATTAGTAATTTTTATTAATTAAATAATTCATTTAAATAATTTATGCAAGTTATAAATTATTTAAATGAGGTTGAACGAGAAATGCACGTAGTTTCTAGATTCTCAATTAAGAGTTCATATAATATATTTTTACTGATATTAATATACTTAATTGGAATTTTATTTTCATAATCACTAATCGCCTGTGTTAAAATAGTTATATTCCCAGAGTCTATTGCTGTATTAATAATAGCAATAAATTCATCAATAGCTTGAATGCTCATAGTATGGTTCATTATTAATATTATTAATATTATTAATATTATAAATATTCAATTTTTTATGCTCAAATTGCAACTATATAAAAATATAATAAATTATATGAGTGTTGAAGAAAAAATTAAAAGATGGGTTGTGTTAGATAATCAAATTAAACAATTAATAAGTCAAATACAATTATTAAAAGATGAAAAAAATGACTTAACAAATAGTTTAATTGAGCATTTTGATAAGTTAAACAAAAATTATCCAATTATTAATATAAATGATGGCAAACTAAGTTTTATACAAGTAAAACAACCCAATGCATTAAGTTATAAATTTTTGGAGCAATGTTTTGCTGATTATTTTAAGAATAACAAAACTGATAGTAATAATAAATTGCTTTTAGAATATATTAAATCAAATAGAACATATAGTATTAATAAAACAATTAAACGAGTTTATAATTGAGAGATTTTATATAAATCTATTATATAAATGTATGCTAATATAAGTGAGTTATATAAAAATATAACTAATTTAGATAAATCAGATAAATCAGATAAATCAGATAAATCAGATAAATCAGATAAATCAGATAAATCAGATAGCTTACTGAAAAACTATCATATGTTGCCGGGATTTAATATAACAGAAACTAATAATACAAAGTCTAGTTGTGAAACATCAAATAATAGTAATAATGTAACAAAAGATAATAATGTTATTGATGATTCATTATTTATGAAATTTTTAGGGTTCTTTGATAATACAAATAATCAAACACAAAAAAATAAACGTAAAATGCCAAAAAAGCAAGAAAAACCATTTACACGAAAACAAAAACAATCACAAAAGCAAAAACAATCACAAAAACAGAAACAGAAACTTAAAATAGAAACTTAAAATAATATTAGCAAATCAACTCCAATCAAAATATATAAAAAACCTAATAACGCCTATTACGTTTTTTGGTGTAACGTTTTGCTTTTTTCTTATAATGCTTTGTCTTTCTTTTATTGCGTCTTCTATATTTTTTTCTTGTTGCCATACCGCCTGCGTTTCCTGGTGTTGGGAATCTCGACATTGATCTTTCACGTCTCCGTTGGGCCGCGGTGCTTGCTAATGATCTTGATGATGTGGATGGGTCTACACTCCCATGTAATTGTCTCGGTTTTGCTGACTCTTTTGTTGATCGAGCTTCTGCTAACATTTTTCTATTATTAATTTGTCTATTTAAATAGGTTAACTTCTCTTTCATATGAGTTAATTTTCTAAATAATTGAGTCTCTCTATCTGTCTCTTTCCAGTTTTTATCGGTTTCAGCGTTCTCTTTTACAGATATCACAAAACCAGGGTGGTCGACATCCGCACCGTCTGCATTGAGGTATATACTATATTTTTCTTTTGCATCTTCTAGTTTCTTTTGTACATCTTCCAACTTTTGAATTTTTTCTTATGGAGAGTTAAATGTTTCTACCTCTTCAAATGCTTTTGTTACGTCATGCACAATTAAATATAATATGTCATTTGCTATATTAAGGGCGTATTCAAAACTGATAGTATGTTCTTTGAACAAAATATTACTACACTGATAAATAAAAATAAATATGTCATTTTTTAGATATACTTCTTTTATTGGATCTTTTTCTTTTACTGTTTTAAACATTTGAATTGCTCGTGTAATGAAATCCATAATTTGTTCTTTGTCTAACTCTATCACTAATTTTTCAAAGATATGTGTGTCTTTATTCAACAAAATACTACTACACTTTAAAATTACATCAAATATTCTATCTTTTAGATCTGCTATTTCTACTGTTTTTAACATTATAATTGCCCGTGTAATGAGTTCAACAAAGGCATCTGATATGGTCTGATCTATAGGAAGTTGGATTGCTGTATTTTCTAACTTGAGCGCCGTAGTAGCCATGAATTCAGGATCTTCTTGATCTTTAGATTTTTTTGGATCTGGAAAATGTGCTAAATATAAATTTATTAGATATTCTGATTCTAAATCGACAACACTATCTTTATCTATTTCATTTTTTATCTGGTTTTCGTGTTCAGATATAGGTAGTTCCGGCACATTAACAGGACGCGGAGGGGGAGGAGGAGGAGATCCAAGTCGTCCACTATCTTTATCTATTTCATTTTTTATCTGGTTTTCGTGTTTAGATATAGATAGTTCCGGCACATTAACAGGACGCGGAGGGGGGAGGAGGAGGAGATCCAAGTCGTCCACTATCTAAATTATCAGTAATATCTAAATCATCAGCCATATTTATAATATTTGCATATTATAAATATAATATTTTCTAAATAATCAAAATATATAAAAAACCTAATAACGCCCATTACGTTTTTTGGTGTAACGTTTTGCTTTTTTCTTATAATGCTTTGTTTTTCTTTTATTGCGTCTTCTATATTTTTTTCTTGTTACAATGCCTCCTTCTCTATCTCTGCTTAGTCTATGTCTGTATCTCTGCCTGCTTAGTCTGTTACTTGAAATTTGAGAAGCCATTGAACCAGAAACAGGATCACGTGTCTTATTTGCCCGCATTGCATTCAATTTTTGCTTTAGTTCCGCAAGCACTTCCTGTGGTACATTAGGGTAGACATGTTGCGTCGGCAACGCCACCTTCTTTGGCACCGGAACTACATTCTCAACCACATTGGTTGCATCTGTTGCTGCCCCCTCTGCCACCGCCTTGTTTGCTTGTCTTCTGTCCAATACTTGCTTTAGTTCCTCATCAAAATTCGACCGTGCATTAGACTTAACATTCTGCTTCGACCATTCAAACTTCTTTGCCACTGGAACCACATCTGTTGCTGCCTCCTCTGCCTCCGCCGTCTTCGCCTGTATTGTCTTCATTCTTCGCGCCAGTTCCGCTGCCACATTTACCCGTGCCTCTTTGATGGCATTCTGCTTCTGCTGCGCCTCCTCCCTCGCCGCCTCAGCCGCCAGTGCCTCCGCCTCAGCCGCCGCCCTCGCCGCCGCCGCCTCGAGGGCCTCCGCCTCAGCCTCTGCCTCTAGAATTTCCTTCTCATCAAATTTATGCACGGTCTTGGCTTCGACATTTGCCATTGGTATGGTTGACTTTGGAGATAACATTTCTAATATTTGCAAATATTAGAAATATTAAAGAACAATTTTAAATCAAACAGACACTTTAAACCAATTATTATTATTAAATGGACTAATTAAAATATTGCTTATTCTATCTTTCCAATATTTGACACGTTGTTCAAACAATAATTCTTTATTAGTTTTGGGGTACAGATCTTTATCTATATATTGTTTTTCCAATTCACTTTGTTTTGGTTTTACTCCATAACAATTAGATCCTAATTTGGTATGTGGATTGGGAACATACCCACCATTTATTCCAGGTAATCCACAATCATATTTATGACCTTCTTTTTCTTGCAACTTTCGCCAATCACTTTGGCTTGTTGGATATAAACCAAGTTGATCTTTTGTCCATCCGTAACTACACCAGCTTGCGCCTTTTGTTTGTGCTTGATTTAATTGTTCATATGTAGCCATTTCACCATCAAAAGCATTACAAACAGCTTTAGCATCATGATAAGTAAATCTGTTACCCGGAACATGATATACTTCACTAAAATTCATACATATATCCGGTCCGCTAATTGTAGATTTAACTCTAATTTCGGGTTCTGGTGAAAATATATTTTTAATTTCTGTTACAATATCAATATTAAAGAAATAAGCTAATCCATTTACAAATATTAATATTATAAACAATCCCCATAATAGCGCTTCTAATATAAAATAGGATCCCGATGGTTCATAATCATCATCATCACCATTAAATGATTTTCCCAAAAAAGAAAATAATATATAATATACTATTATTATTAGTATTAATACAACTAATACAAAAGGATTTGTGCCTAAATTGTTTAAATTATTATAAAAATCTTCGGTTACATTATTAAATAATGTCATAATATTATATATAAATAATATATAATATTATTAAATAATGTTATATAATCTATAGCATTTATATTAGTCTTTAATGAGTGTTATGTTATTTTTCTATAACAATAACAATAAGCTTTTGCACTAATTAATTCAGATTCACCAATTTCAATTACATTAGTATCATTATAATAGTACCACTTTTGATTCGCATTTTTAACATATGAAGTATAATGTCCACCCAAAGAACTACCACTATGATTACAAATTCCAAACAATTCATAAATATAACTTTTGTTATTATATCCAATTACATATTTGCTAAAATTTAATCCATGCAATGGAGTTTCTATAATATTATTTAGTTTACGATTTTGATTATCAAAACGTTTAAAATCAACTATTAATATAGTTGGTAAACTCCAAAATTTAATACTTTTTTTTACGGTTTCCTTTTTTTTTGTAGTTTCATTAAACCAAGAATTTTCATTTTCCAATAATTCATAATGTGTATATAAATCAAAGCAATCATAAATAGTACAAGTTTTAACATTGGCATTCGCATTAGCATTCGCATTCGCATTGTTTCTTGGTATTGGTAAATTTATTATGCTAAAAGTCTCTGGTGTAATACTATAAATACTATTTTCTATATTGTTAGATGTTATTAATGATACATGTATTCCAAAAAATAGTTCTAATATTTCCGAGTAACTATTTGAATAATTATTTTTAATCATAGCATAGCATTTATTAGCTAATTCGTCTATATTATTTTTTGATTTTCCAATTATATTAATATCTACTTTACGCTCCATACCCTCGTGTAAACAATCAAAAAAAAACATTAAAAATTCTGGCAAATCATTTTGAGCATATCCCGTAAATAATTCACGTTGTTTTTGTTCTGCTATATATTGTATAGTACTTATAAATCTATTTGGACTAATAGTACAATTAGTAGTCCACATTAAGTCTTTTAATTGTTTCCATTCACGCAGTATTAACATTTTATCAACACACTTTGCATCCACACACTTTGCATCCACATTTTCAAGAATCTCATTTAGTTCATAACAATGTGATAAAATTTGCATACAAGCATTAATATAGCATGTATTACCTAAATTACATAATCCAGTAAGTCCTTTATTACTATATTTATTATATTTAGTATTATATTTATTACATGTCATCGAATTATAAATTTTTTTGTTCATTATTGCATATTTAAATATATAATTAAATATATATTTAAATATATTTCATTACATATAATGAATATATGAACTCCTCCAATTTTAACAATAATTTTGAACTAACCATGCTACACAATTCAATGGCTTGTTTAAATAACTATATAAGAAGCGTTAATTCTAGTATTGAATATTTAAATAATACAGCTATAAACATAAGATATATGCAAGAACATCTAGATTATTATTATCAGATGAACAATTATCGTTCAATGAGATATAATACATCACTGCAATCAGTAGAAACAAACACAAATAGAGGCGCAGAATTATCAACGGAATATTTTGAAGAGTTATCATTGCGTAATCTAAAAAATATTATTAGTAATAATATTACAGAATGCACTTATTGCAGTATAAATGAACCTTTAAATGAATCCTGCTCTATAACACATGAAGAATTTCTTCCCGAAAATAGAGTAACCAAAATTAATGGTTGTCAACACATATTTAATTCAAAAGCAATTAATGACTGGTTAATTAATCACCAAACATGTCCTAATTGTCGTTATAATATATTAACAGATTCAAATATTATTTCTTATACTAATCAAGAGTCAAATGTTAATTATTTTTTTAAAGTTGAAGAGCTATTCAAATATATTTGTTTTATACATGAACAGTTTTGAATAATATAATGTAGTTGTAGCGATTATTTAATAATTTGTTTTTTGCCAAGACTATTTGATTATGTATTTTTTTCTTCTTTTTATTATAGTTGGCCAGTTTTTTTTTTGCTTCACAATAAATAGTAGGATTGGATTTTAATGACTCCTTATAATTTCTATAATTTTCTGTTTCTGTAATATATAAGTTTTCTAATTTATTAATTTTATCAAATTTTTTACGTAAATAAATGCATAACGTGTTAGTATTATTTTTTTTTAAATATGCAATTTTCTTTAAATTCAATAAATAATTGTTATTATTATTGCATGCTTTACAATACATACAGTGTTTTTGTAAATTATATAATTTACAAATATGGTTATTTTGGTTATTTTGGTTATTTTGGTTATTTTGGTTATTTTGGTTATTTTGGTTATTGTGTTTATTACAAGAGAAAACACCTTTATTTAAATCATAAAAACAAAACACTGTATGTAAATTGTTATCTTTATTAGCTAAAATAGTAGATAGTAATTCTTTACTATTTTTATTATTATCACTATTAGCACTATTAGCACTATTAGCAATAGTAAAATTTTTATTTTCTTTTAAATTTAATAATAAACGAAGCATTACAATTTAAAAACAATAATATAATTAACTATTAATTTTTATATAATATTTAATTATATTAAACGCTATTTTATCTTACTTATAATTAGTTTTTTTTTGTAATAGTGCACCAAACGGACTCCAATACGGTAATATAATTGGTTTTTTATTTGTTAGCATTGCTATATTTTTTGGTACATATTTTTTATCCACTATTATTTCAAATGTATAATCTTTAAACCAAGATTCGGACATATAATAATTTCCATCATAAACCACATTATTGTCTTTTTCAAATAATTTATCTCCCCAAGAATTTTCAACAAGAAATCCATTTGTTTTTGAGTTATTAAAATTATAACCTTTTATTACCATAGCATGAGAAGGTGCTGTTTGCCTATAATTTAATGCATCACATTTATCCATAGCATTATTAAATCCAAACACAGAATCATAATCAAAGGCTTCGCCATCCATAAAACTATTTTCGTGTGAAATATTTTTTTCAACATCAAGACCAACCCACACTGCTTCATTATTGTCTATTGATTTTTTAGTAGCATCAATTAACACATCAATAGGAACATTTATCATTGCGCGTCTTTTTTCTCCTAAAATATCAAATGACATTTCAATATCATATTGTTTATAAAAAGGAGCCTCTTTACATGGATAATTTATTAGACATATTTTATCCTTTGCATTATATGGTACATATTTTTTATAGAAGTCTTGGGGGCTAATATTTCTGAAAATTTTGGCTTTCTTGGTAATACTTTTATTCTTGCTTTCTTGATAATATTCCCAGGTTATTTTTGTTGGAGGTTCTCCTAAAAATACAACCAAAATTTTATAGCATTCTAATAACATAGCATTTAATATACTTGTTTTATTTTTAATAAGCTCGTTTTTTGGTGTAGTTTTTATTTTTTGTGCACATTTACGCAGAAAGTCATTATAAAACTGCTTTAATTGTTCAGAGCTTTTACTATGAAAATTATCATCCATATTTGTTTTAGGAATAATACCATATTTTTCAATTAAATTAACAAATACATTCCAACGACCACCATCATCTGTTAAAGTGTCAAGTATATGTACTAATTTTACTACTTTTTCATTAGATATTATTGTTTCTACATTTACATCATGATTATCAATAACATAACTAAGATAATAATTGGCTTTTTCTAATTTGTCAAAAAAAAACAAATAATTTTGCGAAAACTCAAAATCAGGCGCCAACTTGTATTTTTTAATCATTTTATAACGAATAATATTTAAAAAGGCAAAAATCCAACACCGACCACTTTCTTTTTGATCTGTAATTTTTGATTGAACATCAATTATGTTTTTGAAAGTGGCCTTTTTATCTTGTATATAATCACTTTTCAATAACATAGCATGTAAATCTGTTTTTGTATTAATATTTTTAATAATTTTATTTGTTTTGTTTTTATTAAATTTACTTGAAAAATTATAAATTAATTTGTGTGTTAATTTATTAACCATATATCTTATATATATAATATATTTTATTATAATAAAATATTTGCTATATTACATTTTTGCATTATTGCATTATTACATTATTGCATTTTTGCATTATTGCATTATTACATTATTGCATTATTACATTATTGCATTATTGCATTATTGCATTATTGCATTATTGCATTATTGCTATATTTAGTTTATTTACATTCTTTTAAATAGCTATCAAATAATAAACTTTTGATTTCTTTGCATTTTAATTCTTCCAATTTTTTTTCATATTTTTCTGGTTCTTGCCATTTACTTTGTAACTTGTCTATTTCATTATACCAAGACTGCAATGTAACACCTCGTTTTTTTTTAAATTCACTCATATTTTCCAGATTTAACGCATAAAGTTGCAATAATGGTTTCATTATTTGGTTACTAATATAGTGTCCATAATCTAATTTTAATTTTTCCTGCTTAATATAATCAGGAGTTTCTATTTTTTCACCTTGAAGTGCTTTTTTATTTGAATTCACAATATATGCATAATACATTCTATCACCTGAACTTGGTTTGTTTCCACTATCTCGTATTCCAATTCGTTCTGCTAAAACTTTATGCGCTATTTGGTTGGGGTTTTTATAATAGCTCCGCAAAGATTTTGTTACCAACAATTTTTCAATAGGATAATCACCACTAATTAACTTAGTAAGACTCTCATTCAAAAATTTTATCGACTTAACAATACTTTTTTCTTTCATAATAATATTTACAATTGTTCCATAAATGTCTTTAACCAATGGTGCATTATCTCTTCGTTTAAGTACTATACCCATATACTTTAATTTGCCTTTTTCTATATTTTCTTCATATAGTATACCAACATAACGTTTTTTGGATAATAATATCCATGGCCAAAATGTTTTTTCGTATTCTAAATCGTGCGGTTTTTTAAGAAATTTGCTTGCTAAATTTCCTGCTTTTTTTGCTAATTCAATAGTATAAGCAAGTGCTTCATTATTAATAATTTTTTCATTAGTATTTGGATCTCGCAAATTAAATTTGAAAAATACCGAATCAGTATCACCATATACACATTCTGCTTTTGCTTTTACAATTGTTCCATTATCCAATGTTACCAAAATATCATTATAACATTCTTCAATAATCGCCCTTCCATAAAATAATAATTTACGACCGATTGCAGTTGTTGAAGCAGCAACATCTCCTTCATAAAAAGCACTAGTAATTGCACCCATTTGACCATACAAAGAATTTGCAGTAACTTTAATACTAAGCTGTCGCTTATCTAGCACATTTTTCATAAAATCATCGTTTTCTAACAAGATTAGTTTTCGGGTTGCTTTTCGAGCAGCTAACAATTCCTCTAAAATAGCAGGCATAATAGCTTTTCCATATTTATCTGGAAACTGAGCAAATCTACAAATTTTATAACCAATAATAACTTTTTTTTCCGCTGCTTTTGGACTAGGTCGCATATATTTATAGGTGTCATATTTAACATCTATATATGTGTAACCACAATCGTATAAATTATCATAACAATAGTCTCCCTTTTCATTTTTTTCGCCTGTTTCATTAATTAAATTATTATATAGGTCATATTCTTTTGTCCATACCTTTGAATCATGTGACAAGTTTTCAGATATAATAGAAGATGGATAAAGAGAACTATAGTCAACACAAGCAACTGGTTCATCTAAATAAATACCTGTTTTTGGCTTAAAAACATGAGCACCTTCATATCCACCACCCGTTTTTTGTTTGCTAATAACCGGCATTAACGTGTTTTTTTCTCCACATTTTTTAGAAACATAGCTTTGTAATTTAATACCTTGACCACGCAATAATAAGTAACTGAGTGGAACATCACACAAATTGGACATTTCTACTTTATCTGTTATTACATCTACTTTTAATAATAACCAAATAACATTGTCACAATCAGCAAGACAATATTTACCAACAGTCCATCGATCATAATCAGAACCATTTGCTAGTTTAAATATTTCTTGTGGAGTTACATCATCTTTTGCCAAACCCCAATTATATTTATAATTAGTTAAATCAAGTTCTTCTAGTCCATCAATTACAAACCAGTGTTCGCTTTTATTAATTTCAATTACTTCAAATTTTTTGCCTTTTTTATACAAATTATTGCTGAATCCTAATTCATCAAATTTGATAGTGCTTCCAGCACTAATACCTGTAAGATTTTTGCTATATATTTTGGTAGTATTGTTACTAGTGTTGCAAGTTACTTTTGTAATAACGTCGCTAATAAAATAACTTGATGTAAAGTCTAATTTATTAGAACTTAGTGTAAATTCTTTGCGAAAGATAACACACATGTCTATAATAATGCGTCCTGGCATTTTTATAAATTTTAAATTATATTCACCACTAGCTAATACAATTTTATTTGTTTCAATATCATTATAATCTTTTGCATGGTTATTTTCATGGTTATTTGTTGTTTTTTTTGCCAATTTATCTCTATATTCGGAACGCCAATCTTTTGATATACAAACTTCATTTTTATTTCGCGAAAGTTTAAGAAATTCATCAACACATTTTAGCTCTTTTGACCGTTTGTACATAAATTCAAAGTCAAATCCAGTAATATTATAACCCGTAATAATATGAGGGTTTTCACTATTTATGAGTTTTGTGAATGTTAACAAGACTTCTTTTTCACTTGCGCGCTCTAATACAATAACATTATTTTCTTGTACCCACAATAAATATTTATCAGGAATTTTGCAACCACCCTTGACAATAATAATACGTTTATATGGTTTTTCTTCTGTATAATTTATAAAACTCAAACCAATAAACGTAATAATGTCTCCTTCTAATTCGGGTAAGTTAATAGCTGCAAATGCTTCAGTAAGTTTTACTAACTTTATATTGTAGTCGCATTCTTTATCCTTAATTAATTCTAACAATGATACATTTTTTTTATAGTCTTTTACTTTTTTGGGTTTACGCTTATTATAGATTGCTTGATTTATTGCCATATCACTACTTTGATCACTACTTTGATTGCTTGTTTCATTAATCAATTCATCATCACTATTTTCACACTCACACTCACACTCAGACTCAGAATCACTAGACTCTAAAATTTCATCACAATTAATTATGCTATTACACTTTGCAGGAATATAGGATTCTAATTTTGCTATTATACTTTCAAGTTCAACTAGACTAATATTAGTATTTTTTGGATATACTTTTTGTATATAACATAATTTTTCATTGGCATTGGTATTGGCATAATTAGGTAAATCAAATGCACTTAAAATTTCTTGTTTTAAATTATTAAAGTCATAATTTTCTTTGAACTCGCATGAACTGGAATTATAATTTTCAAGTATGTTTAAGGCCAATTTTTTATAATTTTTAATTGGAATGGGAAAATCACCATGACTGCTACTGGCTTCAATATCAAAACTGCATATATTGTATTTTACCAAAGTCTCTTTTTCTTTGTAATTTTGAATATCTTCATAATTAATACTATATTCATAACTACAATTTGTTGTTTTATTATTGATGGTTCGAACTTTATTTGAAGCCATTTTTATCCAGCCACTTGGGCTAATTTGTTTTTCATGAAAGAATTTTAACAATGGTGGTATGTCTGCTTCATATAAATAACAATGTGTGACTCCATTATCATCCTCATATTTATATCCGTCAGGCTTTAATGTTCTTTCAAATTGTCCTGATTTACTTGTTTTGTCATCATAAAATATTTTTTTTAATTTGTTATAAGCACCGCTATTTGTAAATGAGATTTTAACAAAATTATGTAATTTCTTATTATCAAATCCATATAATTTGTGCCTTTTTACAAGTTTACATTGAATAATTGAATCTTCATAATAATTTCCAACCACTTTTTTTAAATGCCCCATAAACTCATTTTTACGTTGTTCATCCCAGTCTTCATTAACTTTGATGTAGAAAAATGGATAGAAATTCTCAATAAATATTGAAGCAGTTTTATTTGAAGAACTGATTCCAAAAGCTTGAATAACAAACTTTTTATTATCTTTATAAGGATTTCCTTTTGCAGTTTCTTCTATTACATTATAGTCATAGCATTTGAAACATTTAAAAGTTGCCATATTATTGAATATACTATTTAATAACTTTACTTTAAATTTAAAAAGTAATAAAAAAGAATTTCAATTTTATTATAATATATATAGTATAATAAAATGTCAAATATTCCAAAACTAATTTTTATTGTTCCTTATAGGGATCGTTTAAATGAAAAACAACATTTTTCTATATACATGAAATATATTATGGAAGACTATGAAAAAAATGACTATGAAATATATTATAGTCACCAAAAAGACAATAGATTGTTTAATCGCGGGGCTACAAAAAACATCGGTTTTTTAGTAATGAAAGAAAAATATCCCCACGATTACAAAAATATTACTTTTGTATTTAATGATATTGATACATTACCGTGTAAAAAAAACATGTTTAATTATATAACGCAAAAAGGAACAGTAAAACATTTTTATGGATTCACATTTACTTTAGGAGGGATTGTTTCTATGAATGGAGAGGATTTTGAAACATGTAATGGATTTCCAAATAATTGGGGATGGGGTTTAGAAGACAATCTACTATATGATAGAGCAAATCAACAATCATTAATAATAAATAGAGAGCAATTTGTACCTTACAATTCTAAAAGTGTAATACATTTGTATGATAGTCCAAATAGAATAATAAGTAATAGAGAGGCATTAGCATATAGTAATAAACAAACATATGATAACTTAAATACTATAACTAATTTAAATTATACTATTGTTAATAATGATGCAAATAGTAATGATGCAAATAATAATGATGCAAATAGTAATGATGCAAATAAAGTATCCAATATTAAACAAAATGAATATATTATAGATATACATCAATTTCAAACTTTGTTAAGTGATAATAGTAACACTTATTATACACAAAACGTATTTGAACAGTCTAGCATATTGGCAAAAAAAACTACCACAATAGTAAAGAGAGATGTAAAACCACGTTGGTTATTAAATAAAAACTATAGATAAACTATTCAACAGAAACAACTTTAGCCAAGTTACGTGGTTTATCAGGATTAATATTTTTACTTATTGATAGTTCATATGCTAATTTTTGTAAAGTTATAATATATAAAATTTCATTATAATAGTCTAGATTTATTAATAAAATATATTCATTATGTTTTAATTTTAATTCATTTACAACATTTTGAGAATTTGTTATAATAAATAAGTTGGTTTCTCTCCCTCTTATTTCATAATAAGTAGATTTTAAATTGTTATAATCCTTACTATTATTATAATCAATTAGTAATAGTGTTAAATTACTCATGTCTAGTAATGCAAATGGTCCATGTTTTAACGAACTAGCACTAAATCCTTCACAATGAATATAGCAAACTTCCTTTATTTTTAAAGCACCTTCACATGCTATTGGATATAATTTGTCTTTGCCTAGTATAAAAATATTGGTTATATTATTAGTAATAATGTGGTCTTTTAGCATATTAATTTTATTCATAAAATCAATATCATATAATAGTTGCCTAACACTATTAGGTAGAATTCTAATAGCATCTAATTTTTTAATATTATTATAATAATCATTATTAATAAACCACATACTAAATAAACTTAGAACAATTAACATGCTGGTAAATGATTTTGTTGAAGCAACACTTATTTCTGTACCCGCATTTATATATATACCACAATCCACTTCTCTCGCTATTAATGAATCAACCTTATTAATTATACCCATAGTTATGCACTTCTTAGCTTTACAAATCTTTAAACAATTATACACGTCCATTGTTTCGCCTGATTGTGATAAAAAAACACATAAAGTTGTTGAATAATTTTTAATATTTGGTAAAATATTATCATTAAACTCACATGCATTTATGCTCTTAACACATACAAACTGCTTTATTTCATTGAAATAAAGCTCACCAATCAACGCAGCATTATAACTTGTTCCACAACCAATTATGAAAACAAATTCTATATATTTCATAATATTGCTTATATTAATTAATCCACCAAATTTGATAATATTGTTAGTAATACGACCACCATAATTATATGCTTTTTGTATTGTTTCTGGTTGTTCCATTATTTCTTTAATCATCCAATGACTATAAAATCCTTTGTTTTCAAGTGCTATATTTTCATAACATACTTTTTTAACACTATAATCATTTGGTTCGCAAAAACTATTATCATTATTAATGTTAGTTGAAGTAATAGTGGCATTACTTATTTTAATAATATTATTATCTTTTATTGGAATATAGTCGCTTACTAAACCGGCAAAGCCATTTGTTTCTGATGTACATATTATTAAATTATTGTTATAACCTAATAATAATGGCGAACCTTTTCTTGTAACATAATACGTATCTAATTGTTTAGTATAAATAATTACTAGAGCCCATGTTCCTTCTAGCTGACTTAACGCATTTTTCAGTGCTTCGTCAATATTACATTCCATAACTATAATATAATATTCTATTAAATTCGCAATAACTTCACTATCAGTATCACCGTAAAAACTATATTGTTTAGATTGTAAAAACTCTTTTATTTCCATAAAATTATTTATTATGCCATTGTGAACCAATATAATTTGTTTATTTTGCGATATATGTGGATGTGCATTAGCATCAGTCTTTCCACCATGAGTTGCCCATCTTGTATGACCAAGTGCCATTTTAGAAAACAATTTTTGCTTGTATTGTTGTTGTTGTTGTAAGTCGTTTGTTTCATATAATAATTGAACTAAATCAAAACAATCGTGTTTTGATGTTGATGCTTTTTTTATTACTTCAAATCTACATGTTATGTCATTATAATAACATATTCCAATTGAGTCATACCCCCTATTTTGTATTAATTCTAAACTATTAAAAATATGTTTTATTGCATTTTCTGTATTCTTAGAATATATAAAAGTGATTCCACACATAATATATAATAAAATTTATAGTTTTATATAATAAATTTTATAGTTTTATATAATAAAATTTATAGTTTTATATAAAAAAATTTATAGTTTTATATAAAAAAAGAAATCAAAAAAAAAGAAATCTATAAATAATGACCTTTACCTGTTTTAAATATTTTAAAACGGGGTGTATAAGGAACTAATTTTGTATAATTTGGTTCCAGAGTTTTAATTTCTCCACTTCTCAAATTAGTAATACATTGTTGTGATAGCCTATTTCGCGCACTTGATCTAACTATATCGGCAAACCTCTGATTTTCTAATTGCTTATTTGTAAAATTTTGACTATCTTTTGCTGAACTATGTTTATTTGCATTTATTTTATTTTTTATTATATCTTCTTGACTAGTTAAACATTTATCATCTATTTGGTATTGATTAATAAAACCACGACCAACTAAAATGTTTGGATCATATGGTTTAATTGATAATAGCTTTGGAATATTATTCATACCAATAAGTCCTTGTATCATTTTTCTTGATAAATTACTACCATTTTTTTCGGGAATAATTGCACTATTCAAATTGCCTCTATTTGTGTTAGGTAACAGTTCAATTGCCTTAAATAATGTATCATTATCACTTGGTTCCCTAATAATTTCAATATTATTATATGGATATCTAAAAGATGGATCTGTCTCTGTGTCTGGATTATGGTATATATATATACATTCAACATCTGTAAAATCGCGAGCTGGCGTTGTATAAATTAAAGAAGCAAATGTTATGGCATAATTATTTATTTTTCCATTATTAAGTGAATTTGATGAGTTATAGAGTATATCAAAACTTAAATCTACATAAAAGTAAATGTCATAATTAAATCTTACATCTAAAAATGCAGGTTTGGTTAGACTATAATAATAATTTGGATCTAATAAATTTTTTGTGCTTAAGCTTGAACTTGTTCTATATAAATATTCCCTTGTTACATCCAATACATCAAAACTAATTGAATTAATATTATAATTAATAGAACTATCAAAATAATTAACAATAGGCCTAATAATATTGTTGCTTAACGTAGTAGTAAACGCAAGATTATTGAAATTATTATAATTATTTCTTAAACTTGATAGGTCAAAAAAATTACTAAAATAAACAGAAAAAACTTTATTTCTATTTGTATAAATAGTATTAATAGTAACACTTTTTAAAAGTATATTTGCTGACAACTCAATATCATATAAATAGTTGTTAGCTAAGTATGGTATAAGATTATTGTATTTTTTTGCTACATTAAGCGGGTTTTTTATGACATTTGCAGTTATATTTTCCTTAAAATATATTTTTTCCATATTAGGTGTTAAAGCTATATTATTATATATATCACTTTGAACAAGACCTGTTCTAAAATTTCCTAGTGATAAATAAACAATATGTGGTGTGGTTAATTTTTCAACAATTGGTTTTGATGGAGTGGAAACTTGCACATTTAAAAAATATATACTATTAGTGGTATCAAACAAAATTTTGCTTTGTGAGTTTTTTGCTATTGCAAAAGTATTTGTCTTAATCAAAAAAGTGTCAAAGCTTATTGTTAATGTGTTACCGCCACAAGTTAGAATTACATGATAACTTATGTTTTTATCATAAACATAATATTTATTGTATATATTGTTATATATAGGATAAGTAGTGGTGGAGTTATTATTGTATTTTACCAATCTTGATATATTAGCAATATCAGAAAGTCTATTAAAATTGGTTGCACAAATATCTATATAAAGATTATTGGAATAATCTTCCGATATAGCACTTATTTTAAAGTTTAAATTATTATAACATATATCATTACCTATACTAGAAACAAAAAAATTATAGCTATAATCTCTCAATACATAGTCTTTTACATTTATTTTATAATAATCATAATTATAATTATTTGTTCCACTATTATTAAAATTGTTATTAGTTATTTTAATATTATTAAAATAATAATTTAAGTGAAAAGTCAAATTATTTTTTCCGATCTGGCTAAACTCATTAAATGTTGCAAATATTAAATAATTACTATCTAACTTGTAGTTAGCTACATCATTATTTTTAACAAATAATATTTTGCCATTTTTTTTATTAGTACTATCAGTAAAAAGAAATTTCATATTGTTTTTAATATTATTTTTCGTTAATAAACAATTTATGGAGGTACTAAATTTGTAACTTAATATTATATTATTTGTATAATTGGGCGAATTATATAAGCGATTATATAGTTGCTCATTCTTTTGGGGTGTAACAACACGTGTTTTTATAAAAATTTTTGCTCCTTCATTTTTACTTATTATCTTATTTTGTGTTAAAATAATATAATTGTCTTGTAAAGCAGTTAATCTTAGCGACATAAAAACTTATTAATTAATATAATTAATATATAATAAGTTTTTAGTTAATCATAATTAATCTTATTGATTTATGATATTATATCAGTGTTATTAAAATACCAGTTTGCTGATAAATAATCACCTTTAGAATTATTAAGATTACTTTTCTTACTTGCAGTAAGATTTGGTCCTTTATACATTATTGAATTTATTTCAAAAGTTCCTATAGCATAATTATAATATTTTAAATTAGAAATAGAACCATCAAAGCCCCCATTATAATTTACATATAAGTTATCATAATTTTGCTTAATAATATTAGATAATTTATGACGTTTTGTTAAATTACCATTAATATAAATATCAAGAATATTTTGCGATGTTACTCTGATTACTACACATACCCATTTTTTTATAGGAATGCCATCTACATATATGTCATCATAATAAGCATTTTTATTACTTTCATTGTTATGAAATACATTGACACGTACCAACATTCCTAAAAGAGGAAATTTGTCTAATAAATCATTGCTCACATTTTTCTTTCCATTATATAAATACACACCGGGACAATTGTTTGGTCCAAATAATCCAGTACCTCCTTCGCCTTGTGAATTTGGCGAAGAACCTTTATTAAATACATGCTTAAAATCAATTGACTCTTTGTAGTCTGTTGCATTCACATTTATCCAAAATGAGTAAGTAAATTCTATTCCTTCATATTCATCTTTACTGCGTAAAATAGGGACGGATGATTTTTGTCCTAAAGATTGTGTAATAGTTACTCCTTCTGTTCCATCTTTTAATCCATATATCAAAAATGGAGTTTCTGATGGTGAAAAGAAATAATATAATATTTTACTTCCTATGTAAAATAAAAATGAAAAACTTATTACTATTGCTAGCAAAAATGTGATTTTTGCTATCATTGTATTTGATGATAAAAATTCGTTTGTTGATTTTAATCTGGATTCTGCACTATACGGAATGGCTGCATTTATATTTTTTGTTATATTAGTAAATATACTTTCCGGTGGATTCATAATATTAATATATATATATAAATTATATTTCAAAACTACCTTTTTCTTTATTATACTCTAAAAAGCTTACTTTTAATCTATACTTATTGAATAATGATTTTGCTAATGATTGATTTATTCCTTCTTTATAAATATTATATGCTTCTTGAGGATTAATTGAATCAATTTCAAAGCGAATTCGTGTAATATAGCCTTCAAATCCGCTATTTCTGCCACTATTAGTATCACTTGAACTACTGGTTTGTTGGGACAAATTTCCTATATATATATTTTTTTTCTCATTTGTGCTATAATAATTTCTATATAGTCCATGCATTATAAATGAATTTCGCAATTTGCCATCTAAATATACGTCAAGTGTTCGCGTATCAACACTTAAAGTTAAGTTATTCCATTTTTGAACAGGAATATTTGGTATTTTATATCTTGTATAATTTCTTTTATTGGATATAGAAACATTTGACACCGAACCCGAATTATTGTCTAAATATGTTTCAATATCAATTAATAAATTATTTTCATATTTATCTAAAGCAATATTAATATTTTTAGGTTTAATTTGACCCAAACTAATGTCTTTTTGTACTTTATTGCTTAATCCTGTTAACGTTGATGATAGTTCTGGCAATGTTGGTGCAGCTGGATCTACCGCCATATATAAGATATTTTTTTCATTAGATATATTATTTCCCCAATTATCTATGTAAAACCATACACTTAACGTAAAATTTGATGAGTTATTTTCAGGTATGTCTTTTGCCATTATTGCATTGGCATTTGATATAAACATTGATGTAATTGTACCTTGCAATGATGCGGGCTTTGCTGCATCGCACATTGAATCATAAATTATATTTGTTTTAAAAAACAAGTTACGAAGTCCCCATATTACTACAATAATCAATATTACAACAATAATAATATTAAATATTCCCATATTAAAATATTAAAATATTAAAATATTTAACTATTTTAATATTTTAAATACTATCTTATTTATTTTTCTTAGTTTATTAGTTTTCTTAGTTTTCTTAGTTTTCTTAGTTTTCTTAGTTTTCTTAGTTTTCTTATTTGTTTTTTGTTAAATGATATAAGAGTTCAATAGTTTGTGGACTTTTAATAGAATCATAATAAGTTATATCTTTTATACTTCCATATATACCTTCATCTTCTCCTATTGTTACTTTATCACCTTTAAAATATGGTGTTACATCTTTTTTTGAGCCAACTAATTTACCATTCATAAAAATATCAATAATATTATTATCATAATTGATAACAAAGAAGACCCACTTTTGAAATTTTACATTTTTTTCTTCATATATAGTATCCAACTGATCTCCTTTATTGTTTAGTGTTCTTGATCGAATAATGACAGATTGTGATTTTCCATTATAATATATTACTGGTTTATAGGCGTAGTTAAATAATTCAGTGTCTTTTGCATAAGCAGGCGATGTATTTGTTGATTGTGGATTAATATAAATATAAAAGCTTATAGAATACGAATAGTTATAAGGAAATTTATTAGCTGTTTTGGGTGGGTCAAAAAATTGGGTTTTTATATTATAAATATCATTATAATCATTTTTCAACAATTTAAAAGTAAAACCTTTAGTATCGCTTATATTTTCTTCAGTTTGTTTGGTTATATTCTTATCTTCATCACCAATTAGTGTTGAACTATCGACTGATGTAAATATAGTATTTTCAACATTTTTTAAACTTAGCGAGTTTAATAGAGTATCAATTGGATTTTTTACAAGGGAGGCATTTGTGTCATTATTTTTTTGTATTGGAATATCAATAGTAGAATTAATATTTTTATTAAGATTTTGATAAATGCCAATGACCTTCTTTTTATTTAAATAATATGGTCCATCTCCTTTTAATAAATCGCTCTTATTTAGTGTTCTAAAATAGTTAAATAAAACTGGTGTAATAAATAGTAATGTTATTAAAAATAATAAAATAAAAAGTAATAAATAAATTGAGCTTGGCGTTAATTTTACATCTTTATTAAATTCATCTACAACAATAACTAAAGCACAAGGTATAAAAAAGATTACCTTTTTAATAATACAAATGTAGTTATAAATAAGAAATGATGTATCATCATTTATACATTCATCTGAATTAGAGGATGATGATTTTATTGAAAACAATGCTGCAATAATAGCCAATACAACCACTACAATTGTTACTCCTAATACTGATTGTGTAATACTAAATGAATTACTATTTTTTTGTGCATATAGTACATAATTTATTATTAATAATATACTAACTAGTGTTATAAATAATAGTACACTATACATGAATAATAGTCTTAATGGTTTTACATACGTATTTTTGATTTTTTCACTATTTATAGTATATACTTCTTGATAATAACTTGAATCATTTAAAAATTTGTTATTTTTTTCATCTCCACTATTAATGTTTAATCTCTCATCTTTATTTATAATTGAATTATTATTATTTCTAAATACTAAAAATAAAAAATAGAGTATTACAACACTAATTAATAATAATATTCCAAGAATTTCATATTGTGTATTTTTTACACCAAATAAATTATAATAATCATTTAAAAAATATACAAGTCCAAATAGTAATAGCGCTAATGTTATATTAATGTATTTATAATATTTGTATTCATATGACGCTTCATTAGATTTTTTAAATTTTATTCCATTTATTATTACATCTAAAAAAATATTTGCAGAATTTTTAAGAAATGCTACAATACTATCTGAAATATTGCTAACGGCTTTATAACCATCTATTAATTGCTTTTTTACTTCTACCATTATTAAATAATATTAATAATATAAATTATGAACTTTGTTTAAATTAACATTACGAAGTTAGTTAAAATTAACATTACGAAGTTAGTTAAAATTAACATTACGAAGTTAGTTAAAATTAACATTACGAAGTTAAGCAACAACTATTATTATAATTATTATAATAATTATAAGTTTTCAAATGCAGTTTTTTTGCCATGACAATCTCTACATAATGCTACTAAATTAGTAATAGAATTAGAACCACCATATTCAAGTTTAATAACATGATCCACTTCAAACCAAGCAGGTAATTGCTTTTGACAGTCTTTACAATGCCAATTTTGTGATGCAGCTACATATTTCTTTTTTGTTTCGCTCACACTTCGTTTTGTTGAAGTATTTCCAGATTGTAATATCTTTTGTTGCTGTTTTGTCATATTATTATAATTTGTGTTTATTGATTTATTTAAATTATGTGTTTCTCTCATATTTGTACCCGCACTTAAATTATAATTATTATTTAACTCATTTGTTATTGACTTTGATGTAAAATCTATAATGGGAGTTATAATGCTTGCTGTATTTCTATCTATTGGTAAATACTTAATGTAGCCATTTGTATTATGCACAAAATCTTTATAATTTGATGGGTTCTTCTTTATAAATAAATATATGCATAGTCCAACAAAAGCAATTAATCCCATTTTATAATATTTTTCATAATTTTTTAGTTTACTTATTAATTTACCTTCAAAATATGTATTTAATAATACAAAACCCGTTATAGTAAATATAAGCAATTCTAATTTCATAGTTAAATTTAATAATTATATTAAATAATTATATTAAATAATTATATTAAATAATTATATTAAACAATTTAAACAATTATATTAAACAATTTAAACAATTATATTAAACAATTTAAACAATTATATTAAACAATTTAAACAATTATATTAAACAATTTAAACAATTATATTAA